TTCATGCCACACATCCGTGTCCTGAAATTCTCACGCCTTTGTGCAGCGGCGGGGCTGTGGGCGGCTTCCTTACTGGAGACCGGCGGTTTGAGGTGGTGGCCTTCTGCTCGTGCGGAAGCGCGTCCTCTGGCGTTCAAGCCGCCTTCTGGATTCTGCCCTTCTTTGCGGGTCCATGCGCCAGACATTCATACCTCCTGAAAGAGAATGGGGGGCTAGGCCCCCCAGACTTAATGATGCAGTTTCTTCAGCGTCTCAGCTAAACGTGCCCGCTTTGCAAGTGTGGGGTTCTCGCTATGGGCCGCTTTTGCCAGTTTCTTGGCTGGGATCTTTTCCCCAGCCGGTACGTGAAGCTGCTTATGCAAAGCGCCGGGATGTTTTATGGCACCCTGAATCCACTTTGCGGGTCCGCCTGATGCACGATGCGATACGTCAGTCATAATCTGCATCAACGTCACGACCAGCAGGGGTCTTGACCTTGGATGCAGCCGAAAGAGGACGCATTTCTGAACCAACGCCGCCGCCTGATTTGCGAGCGGGACGGTCCAGACGGTGCTTAGCCATGTGGCCATGAGCGGCAACATGTTTCATATGCTTGGCAGCGCCGCCACGCTTCTTTTTGGAAGCTTCTTTGACAACGTTGGAGCCAGCACCAGCATAGACTTCCTTCGGTGTTTCATCGTGTGCAATGTCGCCCTTAGTAGCGCCACCGTCTTTGCGATGATGCTTGGCATGATGCTTACCGTGATGTTCGGCGTGATGAACTTTACCCTTCATAATAAACCCTCCAACCTATTAGGCATTAACTGCCTGAAGATAACGTACGACCAAAGTACCCAGACCGTTAGTAACACTATGTGCACCGGATTTGACATACAATTGAATGTCAGATGTTCCGGTGTTGATCCACAATGTAGATTGGGCGAGGGTTGCGGGATTAAGTGCAATCTTACCAACCGAATTGGCATTTGTGGCAGAGACAAGTTCTGTCGCTGTTGCTGATGTACCAACGCTAAGTGTGTAAGTTGTTGTTGCGCTTGACCACGCCACGGTTGTGATAAGATCAATAGCAACAATCAAGCTATTGGCCGGGATCACAATAGTAGTGGCGGTAGCTGTTTCGGTCGTTGTTTGGTTAACGGCGTATTTTTGCGCCATTTCCACAAAACCAACATTCTTGAGCGTACCGGGTGTAGTGCCGGTCGTATCAAGAACATCACCAGCCGTAAGAGGGCCGGTAAAGGTTGACATTCCCATTTGTGCCTCCTGCACGAGTTGTCACATAGTCTGTGCAGCGTCCGCTAGGTCGGTCTATGTGACTGAAAACCCTAGATAAAGGCGGGGGCATAAACCCCCGCCAGTTTGACTTACGATGTGGGGAAGGACCCATAGATACTGCGCCAGTTGTAGTAACCTACAGAATAGCGCTCGTAGCCTTTCACTAACAAATTATCTGTAGTGAAGTCGACTTGCATGTCCATCTCAAATGGAATTCTGTCCATGTAGACAAGGCCCTTGATGTTAGTAAGCAAGAACCATGCATAGTTAGAGGTCAAAAAGTCCATAACCATGTAGGATTCAGGCAAACCGCCGCCAGTAAATAGCACTGCGTTAACATCATTATCTGCAGTACCCGGACGAAGTTGCGTCTTGGTAAGGCGGATAGCGACCGGCTCCAGTGACGGGGGAACAATGAGCTTACGCGCACGGGCGAAGATCTTGTTGCCAGCAATATCACGGAAGTTCTGACGGATGGACACCATGCCGTTAAGCAGTGTGGATTCGTTCAGATCAACATCGACCGTGGGCTTGTTAGCAATTGTGCTACCGTCGATTGGATGCGAGGTAGAACACAGGGCAACACCGTCACCGCCGATTGAGGCGTTGTAAGTGGTGGCTGTGTTAAACACATTGGCCGCATAAATTTCCTTTGTCTGATGGAAAGATTCGATCAGGCCAAGGTTGGTGGGCTTAAACTGAGCCTTGTACAGGTTATCGTCGATGGCTTTGCGTGTGATCGCATAACCAAGGCCGATTTCGTTATGTTCTTGATTATAAACATAACGCTCACCTGCGCCGTTATCAAACTGGGTGTTGCCACCTTCAGTCTTGAGCTGGGCAAGACCCAGATAGCGCATTTCAGCCGTACGTTCCAACGCCATGTTCGACTTGGTCATTTCAAAGACCTTGTCGTATTGCGATGGAATCATCGAATACTTGCCTTCTACGCCCCGCAGACCGGGGAGCAGAAGATCACGGATTTGACTAAGATTAATAGCCATGTGAGTCTACTCCTTAGAGGCCAGTTGTGGTGCGCAGAGCTTGGTTATTGAAGCCAACCAAAACGTAGTTATACGGTGTGGTTGTATCCGTACCATTTGCACCGGGAGGTGCAGTGATAAGACCAAGGATTCGGAACGCATAATTGGTGGAAGCGCTAATGTTAGCCTGATTCACATAGGCAACAGATTGACCGCTGAGGGTCTGTGTGGTGCTGGGTGAAGCGGGTGAAGCGCCAGCGAAGTCAATGTTCTTGCCAACGTTTGCTTGCGAGACCGCAGCAGAACCGCTGGACTGAACCTTGAAGGTGGCCTGAGGATCGTCAATGACCCAAGCGTTAATAACTGTGCCTGTAGGAACAGTTGTGCTTGCGGGCCAGTAGGGAGACCAGATCACTTTGCCAGCGGCAGTGCTGTAGTACTCACAGCCAATAAAAATGCCAAGAAGTTCATTGGCACCAGTGGTAGCTGTAGTGAGATAGCCGTTGGACAGCGACACGGGGTCGCCACTGAAGTAGTTGTTAGTATCGCCGCTGGAGATCTGATACTGCGATTGGCCAAGAGAGCCAGAACGACCGTTCAAAAATCCCGCAAGCTGAAAACCATTCGGCGCTGATGTATTCGCCATAGGTTAACTCCTGTCGGAAGACCCATTACAAAACAGCGTGTCTTGTTATTGGTCGATGACAAAAATCCACTACGGCGCGCAGCGGGTTACATTCTGTGGTTTATCACATTTTTAAGAACAAGCAAGTGGGGGGTGGCAAGAACCACCCCTATTTTCAACGATTAAGACGTTGGGATGTTAATTGGGCCATAAGATTTACTAACTTTGCGCTGTGTAGCCTCAAATTGGCCCGGTCGGCTGATGCCAATTGCCTGTTCTTTATCACGCACCGCCTGTCTTGCAGTTGCAAGCTCACGCTCTTTTGCCATGTTGCTGATCTCTGACGGACGTTCCATCAGAACCATGCCCTTACGCTCAATAGGGCCACGGTATCCAGCGGGCATCATCTCAGGATGGCGGGAGGCATCAACTGCTTCCCAACCGGCTTGGGCCATTTCAATTGCATGTTCTTTGTCTTCAGCGCCAACAACAGTCTTGCGCTTCCAATTGTAGTCCCAGCCCTCTGGAATAATGGTGGGGCTGATGTAAAATTCATCATACATATCAGGAGCTTGCGTGTTGTTACGCATGCGGGTGCGGAGTTCTTCCGCCCGAATTGCTGCCTCACGCAGACCACGGGATTTACCTTCTGCGGGTGTATTAGGTGCGGTGTTCATTTCGATCTGATCCAATTCTGGAAGGGGACGACTGGGCTTCTGCATGCCTTGATTATATTTGGGATTGTTCATCTTAGCCTCTCAAATCGCCACGGTTAATGTAGAACAGTTTAGCTTCTGCGTATTCCTCATCTGTCATATCCATATCCCGTGCGTACTCACGTTCCGCAGGGCTAAGGGTGACATTTGTGGTGCTGGATGAGCTAAAGGACGGGGCAGCACTGCGACTCACTGGCGCAGACGCTATGGAGTTGCGCGGAGCCGCTTGTTTTGTGGCTGGCGCAGGAGCTGCGGGACGATTGTAGCCCATCTCATTGTCGATGAAGGCAAAATAATCATCCGTATTGGGCGTATAGTCTTCCGCCAAAGCTTTATAATGAGCCGCCGTCATCTTGTTGTTCAGCTTTGGATCGCTGAGAGTCTCAGGATGAGCCTTGATCCATTCCTGCGACTTGGGGTGCAGGTGCCGAATCTTGTCGTCGATAGAATCAGACTGAGTCGGTTGGATTCTTGGTTGCTCAAGTTTTGGTTCAGGGCGAGGCTGTTGGAGAATCGTTTCCAGCTCTTCCTTGCCTTGCTGGAGCGTCATGAGACGGGCCTCAACCTGCGCCATCTGACGCTGGATCTTGGCCCCCCTCTGATAGTCTCCCTCCGCCATAGAGGCTGCGTATTGCGCCTCTAAAGCCTCTGCATCACGCTCAAAACTCGCAATCGCATTGACCAGAGCCACATGCTGGGAGCTTTGCGCTTGATTTTGATACTGCTGGATCTCTTGCTCACGCTTCAAGAGAAGCTGCTCAGCCTCCATCTTCTGTCTGCGAGTCTCTTCAATCTCACGGCG